ATATCTTCAAATGTAGTACGATCAATAGATTGTTTATTAGAATAATCGATAATTTCATTAGAGAGTTTATTGTAACTTTTTATTGGTAGAGGAAAATCACCGTGACTACTACTAGCTTCAATATCAAAACTACATATTTTGTAAGGCACTGCTTCATCACTTTGAATTGCGTCAATATCGTTCATGGATACAGATACATCAACACTGCAATTAGTTCGTTTATTCTCATTATTAGTTGCGCGGGCGTCGTCGATATGAATCCATCCCGAAGGATTGATAGCGCGTTCGTGAAAGAATCGTAAAAGTGGTGGAATATGAGCTTCATATAGAAGTAGGCTAGCCCCTTTGTATTTGATACCACCAGGTTTAAGTGTGCGATTTTCTCCAGTAGTGTACCACATATATTTAAGAGCATTGAATTCGCGATTACTTTTGGTGAAAAGTTGAACGAATTTATATTCTTTTCCACCGTCAAAACCGTAAAGTTTTTTGTGTCGGACTACTTGAGATTTGAATATAGATGCGTGTTTGTAAAAAAGTTGTTTATTCAAAAAATCAGTAAATAATCGAACGTCTTTTGAACTCCATTTATTTGGAATTTTCACAAACATGTATGGGCTATAATCATCCACTAAAATAGAGTATGTGTTTCGTTGTTGATCTATGCCGAACAACTGAATAGTAAAGGTGTGTGATTTTGTATTTGTTTCAGAATCATCACAATCGGTCGGAATATTACTATTGATTTCGTCAGATTCTTCATCTGTAGTTTTAAAATCGATCAATTTGCATTTCATTATTAATGTATATATTTTTATTTTTAATATGAATTCAATTTTTGATTAGAAGCTACTACAATTTTCTTCGTTTTTTATCCGCGATTGATTGCTGTTAAAGTAAAATCTATTCCACGTGCGCATGAAAGCAAATTTATGTTTTATTACAGAAAAAAATTACCACCTACATGGGTTTAAAAATTTCTACATCATCCATTCATGATTCATTGATAAAAAATCTCTTGCTTGAGGGGGGGTTCATTCATTTTTATATCATTATTCGGCAAAACCTTTAACAGTTAAATTTAAAAATAAACTAGCAATTAGCTTTGGTACATTCAACCAGTTTTTTCCTTAATTCTCTATATTTTTTTTCAGTTTTTTTTGAAACTTGTTTTCTACCTAGTTTGTATATTTTTTCAGTTTTTTTTACGAATTTCATTATGCGTTTTTTTTCTTTTGTGTAAAGGGTTTTATCACTAATGTTTTTATTGTCTTTTTCAAGTTCTTTTAATAATTCTCTAAAAACTAACGCAGAATCATATTTAATATTATGATAAATATTTGAAAATTCATCTAGTTTCAAAGTATCTTTAATTTCACCACAGTTTTTTCGCATACATTTTTCTTTAATATTCATATAAATAATTATATATTATAATTGACATATGGCACTTTCCTAAAATCTATTAAGGTCCATTTGTAGGGCGTGTCTCAAAAATGTTGTAAAAGTATTAGGGATCCATCGCCGCGGTTCCCTAAAAACATTGCAAAAAACGATAAGAAAAAATAAAGTCATATATTAAATGCCATACAACGAAACCACATTGACATGGGCAGATACACAACTAGAATTATTACTTGAAAAAATGAGCAAAGAATGTTTAATATGTGAATTAGTGTCGAGTGGAAAAAACGATATACTAGAGTATATTTATGAAGGAAAAAAAAGTGAAGAACTGAAGGATAAGTATAAAAAGTTCAGAAAAGAATTTAGAAAGAATAATCCCGAATCAAAACTGACGCCAAGCAAAATAAATACTAGATTAGGACAAATATCGAATCTTAATGTGATTTATCGTACTATATATTTAAGTGAAGAGGCGACTGAAGATGAAAAACAAAAGGCTAAACAAAATATAATAATATTACAACGGGTAAAAAATTTGTATTATGCGAATATCCAAAACGGTTACATATCGAATCTCAATATGAATGCTAGATTGAGTAGTGACTATCTTGAAATTATTTTGTTTGCATTTGTTCCTGCTTCTTTTATTACAGGCTATTTTGGTATGAATTTTGTATCAATGGGGAACCCGGGACCGAAAAGAAACAAAGATGGGCTGTTAGCCTCGAGGTATGGTCATTGGTATGCGATATTCATAATATTTTCATTAATTATGTTTTCTTATGTGATTGTAACAAATAGTTTTTTCAGTAAGGATATTAAGCTATCAAATAGTATCAAGAGATTGCATAACATGTATAATTTACCTCATATGGATGATAACTTTTAGGCTCTTTTCTACTAAAAGTATTTAAAATTAAAAACGCTGTTATGCTAACGATGGAAAATATGGTATATTGTAATAATTGTGGTCGTATGGGACATCAATATCATCAATGTAAACTCCCAATAACCAGTTATGGTATAATTACATTTAAAAAAACAGAAAACAATGGAATAGAGTACCTACTAATAAGGCGAAAAGATACATTAGGATATGTAGATTTTATCAGAGGAAAATATCCACAAACAAACATACAACACATATCGAATATGTTACGTGAGATGACAGTAGATGAGAAGGGGAAATTATGTAATGAAGATTTTAAAACGCTATGGAACAATTTATGGGGGACCAATTCTAAAACAGGTGGATATCAACGAATAGAAGAAAGAAGTTCTGCTGAAAAGTTAAATAATTTAAGAGAAGGGATAAGAGTATTAAACAGAAAAACGAACGAGTATGTGGTTATAAATTTAGAGGATTTATTGAAGAATACAAACACAAATTGGACTGAACCAGAGTGGGGATTTCCAAAAGGACGAAGAAATCATCTAGAGTTGGACATTGAGTGTGCATTAAGAGAGTGGGAAGAAGAAACAGGTTACACAAGAAATGATATAGATCTTGTACAAAATTTAGCACCATTCGAGGAAACATTTACTGGGTCGAATTATAAGTCGTACAAACATAAATATTACTTAGGACTTTATGTAGGAAATGACACGAATAACCCACAGTTCGACACAACAGAAGTCGGTAAGTTAGAGTGGAAATCATTTGACGAATCAAAATTATCAATAAGACCGTACAATATAGAAAAAATAAGATTATTAGAAAAAGTACACGCAATAATAACTACATATAATATATGAATTTGCGGTTTATAATATTTATGGTTACAACATTTTTAGTAATGAATACGTATAATGATGGTAAGTATATTGAATTAATAAAAAGTTGGAAAAAGTACTACATAATGGGGGGCTATGTATTAATAGGATTATCAGTTCTTCGATATATCAATAATAATCCCGAGGATGGTTTAAAGTTAGTCAGCTCTGGTTCGGGATTATTGCAAAGTATACCGCTTGACAAACATTCTAAAGATATAATAACACCGTTTATAAGCAAAACAATACCGACACCAACACCAACACCTATGTATGTACATGAAAAGGACAGTATGCAACCAACCAAGACAACAAAACGAAGTGTGAGTGAATCGCGAAAGAAATTCGTTGCTGCTCAACAAAATTGGACTTGTGCTGGTTGTGGGTGTCAATTACCGGCATGGTATGAAGTTGATCACAAACAACGATTAGAATATGGTGGTACAAATGAAATAGATAATTTAGAAGCACTTTGTAGAGACTGCCATGGTAAAAAAACGATGATAGAAAATTTATAAGAAGAATATGTGGGACTATTAGTTGTCGCAAATGCGAGAAAAATTAATATAGATACATTAATATTAATAATAATAATGTATTAGATGGGTAATATCCAATCACTTGCAAAAGTGTCATATGAAAGTGTACAAGAAATTGCATCAAAAGAATCACAAATCTTATTAGTTTGTACCTTGAATAAACAAAATGAGCAATACGCAATAACCCGAACAATATCAATTGAAAATGAAGAAAAATATATAAATGATATGATAACAAAAAAACAACATAATGTAGTGATAGTCGTCTATGGTGAAAATATGTACGACGAAACTGTAGTTCGAAAATACAATCAATTAAAAAAGATAGGTTTTAAAAATTGTTACATCTATTTTGGTGGATTATTTGAATGGTTTTTATTACAAGATGTATATGGATCGGAAATATTTCCTACTATGAATACACCAGTAAACGGTTGTCTACTATTTAAACCACTTCTAGTCAAACCGTTTTAGAAATGGTGTGATAATCCCCCCTTTTTAAGCAAGGAGGTTGACGTGTCCCTTTATTTCCTTACAATATAAATAAATGTACTCTAACATATATATATACATATGATTACATCATCAGAGGTAAACTTAGATGTAACATATGAAAACATTCCAACCCCTACAAACAATTCGAGCAACTCAAATGCGATAACGGTACAGTCTGATATACCAATATCACAAGCAGTCGAAATAATAGACATTGATACGAGTTGTGATGTACAAAACGCGATTCCATATTCTTACAATAGAGAAGTGGTAGACAAAGAACTTTTATTAAATTTAAATAAATTAACATCCTTGTTATGTTTATTAAACTTACCCTACCTGTTTAGAGTATTTGCGTTTTATGTAATTCGAATAAGCTTTATGCTGGTATTTCAATACTTTGGTGTGTTTAAATCAACAATTTGTGCTACAAACGGGTTTATTGGAGGTTGTTTGATTAACATGTTTTTTATTAGACCTTTGCTTTTGGTAACATGGTTTCATTTAAAACAACCATTAATGTTTTCATTTGAATGTTTTCAAATTCCATTTGAAAGCATATTAATAATAAAATTAAATATACTGAGAAAAAAAATACAAGAATGCGAACCCATTCCAATAGCACAACATCATGTAAATGATACTCCACAGTTTGCTTGGGCTAGAGTTGAGGAGTAATATGTTCAAAAACCTCTATGATCCGTTGAAATTTTTCGTTCAAAATATCGACAACATGTCCTTCTGTAACATCATTGATAAAAACAATTCTGATCAAAGAGTAGTTATAATGAGGATGTTCTTTTAAAAAACTAACGAAAGACATGGTCGGTGTTTGAATTTGGATACATTCATCAAACAACACATGTTCAATTATTTTTCCAATTGTGTATGATTCGTTATGGAGAACAACGTCAAAACAGTTTTCTGCAAATGTGTTATTTTTTTTGATTTCCATTGTAATGTTATAAGCATTATGAATGGAGGGGTCAATGAGTACTTTGAATTTGTCAATAAGAATATTACAAGCTTTTGTAATAAGAGTTTGGCAATTGTAAACACATGCGGTAGTAAATTTACAATCGAACGAATCAGGAATAAAGTGTCGTTTAGCATTTAGAGCGTACCAATCTTGTTCAGCAATTTCTTTTTCAGCATCATTTAAGTTTTCGTTTTTTGTGAAATTCTTAATATATTCGTTAAAATGTACATCGAGTTCTTCTTTTGAAACAACTGTATTTGTAAATGTTGCCATAGAGACTGCATTGTACATAGCGTTTTGTTTTGCCATCCCTACGGAGATCTTGCATTCTAAATCAATTTCCTCACCAGTAATTGATTTAGTATCGCTATGTTCTATATAACCAGGAAGAAGGCGTACAAAATCTATATGCTGTTTGGAAATGTTATTAGGAGGGAAAATAGTATCTCTTAATGAATCTGGTAAGAATTTTTCGGTAGATTTGTTATATATTTTAAATTGCTTAGTAGTAAGATACTGTGTTTCGTTTTTAGTATTTAGGTGTTGTACTTTTACCACAAGGTTTTTTACAGGTATATCGTCAATATCGATAAATATGGGTATGCAACTGAGACGTTGCTTTAATATTTCATTATTGAATCGGGTGGTGTTTGTATGAATAATGCAATCACTTTCGTCATACGGAAACGTTTTGAAAACAGCAATTGGTATATCGGATAGGATAGTTCTTCTGATAGCATTAACAAATGAAACGTTTATACTACTGATGGTAAACGACATGGAATCGCCATCCGTTTTTTTATTGGATATAATAGAATTCATAGTTTATTACTATAACATAATATATATATATTTAATTCAATTTTTAGTATAAAAATAAAGCCATTCACTATTTATATGCCTAATATTTTATATTACAGTACCAACTGTCCACATTGCAGGAAACTATTAAGTGTATTATCTAAAAATAAGTATGAAAACACCATGTTTTTTTCTGTTGACAACAGAGAAATGGTAAACGAAAAAACTTTTTTAATATTGTCGGATGGGTCGCGTGTGTTACTTCCAGTACATATAACGCAAGTACCTTCCTTACTAATAGTAGATGACAAAACCAATAAAAACAATCTTATAATTGGAAACAAAATACTGAATTTTTTTGAAGAAAAAATGGAACAAACGGAAAAAAAAATAGAGGATCCGGCGTCATTCGAATTATCAGGACAAAGGAGTGAAGTGGTGTCAGATTCATTTAGTTTTTTTGACACGAATTCAGAAGAAATGATGGCTTGTGGGGACGGGGGATTAAAGCAGATGCATAATTATACAGCATTGGATGAAATACATAAAATAACGACTCCACCAGAAGAATACACACCAAACACCATAGGAAATGACACAAAATCATACGAAAAACTATTAGAAGAAAGGGAATCCGAAATAAGAATGTGAACAAGAAGTACCATGATAAAGAAATACGACTTAAAAATTTTTAATGTCAATTATAAATAATGACATCAAAATTAGAAGTTCGGAAAATATGTTTAACAAACTTCATCAATCAATTATTAGGGTTCATGAATGACATGTTAATAATAGTACCAAAAAATGAGGACATTATATCAGCAAAAAATTATGTATCAATGTTATCGAATGCTAATCCAAAGTTACTGTTAACATATTGGCATACATCTGTGACGTTAAAATATTCAGAACAAATAAAGGCAGGTGATTTTGATTTTGCGTTGAACAAAGATTATACAGCTGATGTAACACAAAAAGATAATGAAGAGGAAAGCAAGTCTATATTGCAGTTAATAGATAACTTAAAACAGGTTGCTAAAGGATTAGATGATGATCAACGACAAATAATTATGAAATACTTACAAAATATTACCCAATTAACTCAACTATACCATCAATAGGGCTAGGGGCAAGCATAAAAAGAATGGAATAAGAGAGAAGGTTCCCCATAGAATGGTTCTATTGAAAAACAATATAAAAATAATGTAAGAATATTTGACATTAATGGATTTAACAAAGTTCGAGAAAAATGTCATTGATTTTGTAAATGACATTGATTTGGTGTTTCCAGAATTCAAAATATATGATAAACAAATATACAGTGATTTAAAGGATGAATCATTAGAAATAAGAAATAACGCATTGAATAAGTTATATGATTACTGTAAATCAATATACCCAAAACATTTTTTTGATATATTGTATAAGAACGATAAGATATTCGAATCAGAGCCGTATTTCATACCAGAAATAAATTTTAAAGAAATGTGGGAACTGAGTACATCAGATGAAACAAAAACTAAGATATGGCAATATTTGCAATTGATATTGATGTTTATAACAGAACAAATGGAAAATTCAAGTGATTTTGGAGAAGCAACACAATTGTTTGATTTACTAGACGAGGACGAATTCAAAGATAAATTGAATGAGACATTTGAGGATTTGACGAAGGCATTTAGTAGTGATATATCGTTTGGGGAATCAGATGAAACCATAAAAAATGATTCATCAAATGCTACTTTTTTTAACGATACATTCGATCCTGAAAAGATACATGACCATTTGTCGAAGTTATTAGAAGGGAAGATAGGCTGTTTAGCAAAGGAGATAGCTGGAGATACAATGGAAGAGTTAGGAGTAGATTCTAGTGGAAACACACAACGTGTATTCGAATCATTAATAAAGGATCCATCGAAATTGATGATGTTGATGAAAAAAATAGGTGATAAAATAGAAAACAAGATAAAAAAGGGTGAAATAAATAAAGATGAACTCATGACAGAGGCATCCGAATTATTCAAAAATATGAAAGATATGCCTGGTTTTGAGGAAATGTTTAACAAGATGGCGAAGAGTCATGTTGGTCGCAAAGGGGGTAAAGCGCCATCAATGAATGCGATGGAGACTATGTTGGAAAAAAATATGAGAGCGTCTAAGCAGCGTAAACAAATGTTAGAACGATTACAAGAAAAGAAAACACAATCGAATGGAATTGGTGATTCGAACATGGAGATAACAAATAAAGATAGTGAACCCCGTCGTGTAGCATACACAGACGAAGAAATATACAAGAGTTTTATGGATGATGGAAGTGCGAGTACGAAACAGAAAACCACAAACAATAACGCGAATAAAAAGAAGAAAAAGAAGAAGAAGTAGAGAGAGAGAGTATATTATGGGGGGGAAGACAGAGTGTGTATACCTTATCTAAGGATTCATAAGTTTAGAATTAAAATATTTATTATACAGATATTATAATATATGGGTGCACAATTTTGGTTAGAAAATCCGAACGAACTTGTAAGAACAATAGATATTTGGCCAACTGACGACATGACTAATATAGAGAAGTATAATGCAATCACTAGACTGATGTTAATTTTAACAACTATAGGGTTTATAGCAACTAAATCCTATCAATTGATAATAGTTACTCTAATTTTCATGGGGGGTGTTGTTTACTTGTATCAAGTTAACAATGATAAAAAAGTGGTAGATGGTTTCGACACAGAAGAATCATTAAATGAAATAAAGAAAAATTTAGATACACCTAGTGTGACGAACCCATATTCGAATGTAATGATAAATAGCGATATAGATAAGAAAGTTGCGCCACCGGCATACAATACAGAAGTCAAAGAAGAAATAAACAAGAACATTGTAGAACAAATAAACAAAACAAACGAGACAAACAAAGATATACAAAAGATTTTCAATGAGGAAGGTGATAAAAAAGAATTTGAAAGATCATTAAGAGCGTTTTATTCAACGGCGAATACTGAAATACCCAATGATCAAGCCGGATTCACTGATTTTTGCTACGGAAATATAGATAGAAGTGAATGATCTATAGCCAAAAAAAAATATAAAATATAAATATATAATAAATGTTCTTGAATAACAATGGTAGAATTCACTACGACAGTGTAAATATAACACAAAATGAAATAGTAAACAACCGAGCTCTAAATTATACATTAAATTCGGTAAAACAATCGAATACTAATGCGAAAATTTCATTAAGTGAGCCGGACATACATACTTTCGGAGCTGTTTCTATCGATCAAAAAATAGATGACAACTCAAACATGTTACTGAATCGTGTACAAAATACAATTAATCGTGATAGATCAACCATAATCGAACCAATATTCGCCTCTTCGCATGCGACATATAAAGGGCGTGGTGAAGGAAATGCTGGATTAGAAAGCATTTTGAAAAAGGGAGAGGCTTATCGGGATAAAAAAATTGCAACATCAGTAAGTGAAAAATCGGGACAGGGTGTACAGGATTACCCACTACTGAGCAACGTGAAAAATACTTTAGCAAAACCAAGTAACTTTGTAGAAACAAAATCTTCTAGAGATTGGATCAGAGGCGGTATACCTACGAGAGAATTATCAAAATATGCTTAGCGGGGAACCTAACAAACCCTTTATTTTTTCCATTTATATTATATTTACAGTATATAAAATAAATGGCATCTACTAGAAATCGGAATACTAGAGGAGACTATTTACAAGAAGAGTTAAGCAATAAAAAAAAATATTTATATCATACTTATGAGCATTCGCAATATGGAAAACCAGATAGTTTTCTGGATATATATAAGATGCCAAACAGTACATTGTCTACACGAGCAGTTGCTAAGGAAAGTTTATCTAGTAATGCAGTTGATATAGAATCATTTTTAAGGGGTATATCTGCAACCAACTTAGTAACACCACAACCCAAGTTAACGGCACAATTAAAAGAACATGGTTCAGTGAAGATGTTTGATAGTGTGCCAATGGTATTACCAAATCAAATTAAGAATGATCAAGGTCAGCGACCATTACTATGGGGAATCTAGGTTGAACCTGGTTTACATTTTGAGACGACCGAAGTTGTCTTATTAAATTTTTTTATCCTTGTATATAAATGTTTACAAGAACGAAAGATAAAGCAAACAAAATTAAATTTGATTTAGATGTCATGTCACATAGTAATAATTATGTATTTGAGACGCCGGGTAATGGTAAAACTTTAGCATATATGAAAAACCCGAACATTCGACTCCAACGATGGGGAGCGAATGTAAGAACAAATATGATTGGAATCGAAGATGATTTAAGAGGCCAAACTCGTATATTGAATAGAGACACTGTAAATGAAAATGATTACAAAAAAAAAGCAGCAATCACAAATGCAATATCATATGAAACAACATCTATAAAAAATACAAACACCAAAACAGATGCAAATAGATGCGAAGTGCGCGATAAATGTTTGAAAAACGGCCGTAAAGATATACTTTATAATGATCCACAAAAAAATATAAGATATGTTAGACCAACAAGTACGCGATATGTAGAGAAATGGGAAAGAGGTTTTCAATAAGACTACTTAGATGTGAAGAGTTAATTAGTGATGAGCCGTGCAGCAATATTCATGGTAATAAGTTCTTGTGATAATAGTTTATAAGCGTACGGTATTTGTGTCTTTGAGAAATTTGTACGATTCTCACACATTAGACATATGTATATATCTTTATCCGGATTAACACTGGCTACCATTCCACAATTTTTACACGTGTACATAGAATACTTGTCGGAGCAATTATATAAGCGATCTTTTGTAGTTTGGGACATACCATGACAAATAAGTCCATCGCGTTCCATTTCACCACATCGTAAACCGCCATCGCGACTTCTACCTTCTGCTGGTTGGCGGGTAAGGCCGACCATTGGTCCAATAGATCTGCTGTGTTGTTTGTCCAATACCATATGTTTCAATCTTTGATAAAAACAAGGACCGATAAATATTTCACTATTGATTTGTTCGCCGGTCATACCATTGTAAAGGATTTCGTTACCTTTAGACTCATAACCAATAGAGCCAAGTTTTTTACATAAATCTGGTACAGTTGTAGTACCAAAACTAGTACCATCACCAAATGCACCAACTTCAACGAGGATTTTACCCAATAAAGTTTCTTTCAATTGTGCAATTGTCATTCTCGAAGGAATTGCATGTGGATTGATAATTATATCTGGTTTGATGCCGTCGTGAGTGTATGGCATGTCTTCTTCGGAAATAATATTTCCTATAGTACCCTTTTGTCCATGTCTAGAACTAAACTTATCTCCAATAACGGGTTGTCTTACAGCCCGTAGTTTGATTTTGCAAGAATTATAACCATCTCCATTTTTTTGTAGATAGTTTTTATCAACATAACAATCTTCAATAGTCTTGTAACACCTGCTTTGATCCTCAAATTTAATTTTCTTTGTATTATCATTTTTGTTTTCTTTAATAGGGACATATTTGGAAATGATAATATCTTGGTTTTTGACAATAGAATTTTCATTTATTACACCGTGTTCATTGATTTTCTCATAACTACCAAACTTGACGCCTTTTGTTTTTGTTTTATCAGGAACGCCTCTAATTTCATCATCGCCAGTAATTCGTTTGTCTTCATCTTTTTCGGTATGATAAACTGTGGCCTGGAATAAACCTCGTTCAATTGATCCTTTATTGAACAAAATACTGTCTTCTTGATTGTATCCTGTATGTGTCATAATTGCAACAATAACATTACAACCAGAAGGTATTTCATTTAGTTTTAAAATATTCATTACTTTTGTGTCAACAAATGGACGCATTGGATATGATAATACAAAAGCAGATTTATCCATTCTGTGATGATAATTAGTAACATACACACCCATTGCCTGTTTACCCATTGCACATTGATATGTGTTCCTGGGAGATTGATTATTCTCCGGGAAAGGAATACATGATGCCAAAACTCCAAAAATTGTACTGGGATGAATTTCACAAAATTCATATTTCTTATCAAAATTGTTCAAGTCATTCCAATACATACTAATCATTGTATTATTTTGTTCTTTGGGGTCAATATATTCAAGTACAGGATTAGAACAATTGACTGATGAGACCAAAGATAACCAGTTAATTTTTTGAGATTTTAAATCATCGAGAATTTTCCGATTTATTGCTAATTTATCGCCATTTACAATAAGAACTGGACGGACTAATCTTCCAGCATCATTACAAATATGTATTTCTTTGTTCTTGTAATCGAATATAACTGATGTATAGAAGTTTATAATACCCCTGCGTTTCTTTTCTTTGAGTTGTACATACAATTGATAAGCATCTTTTGCAATCCCAACTAAACACCCATTTATGAAAACCTTTGCATTATTGAATATTTCGCTATTATCATCATCAAAATTTAATGTATTTATATCAATGATTCCATTTTTAACATGATCGTATAACGGCGTCGAATACGATTGTATTGTGATTAAACTCATATAACTCAAATTTTTGACAATACCAACAGACGGCCCTTCTGGTGTTTCTGCTGGACAAAGATAACCCCATGTTGTGTTATGTAGTTTTCTGGGAGGAATTAATTTTCCACTCTTATC